ATTGCTCAGCCCGGTCATCTTCATAAGCCGTTTCTGTATTTCCTTTTGGCTCTCTCCCATTGCCCTCAGACGGTAAAGCATCCAGTCAGCCGTCCCGGACATTTCCCCGGCTGTAAGCAATCGCCCGGCTATGTCCTTCATGATAAAGGTCTCAAGGTCTCTGTATAGCTGTAATATCTTTTCGGTTTTTGTTGGGTCTGATAAATATTCCGGTGTAAGCATCAGCCTTTCCCCACTTCCTTTTTTACAAGGTCAATCCAAGATTGCAAATTACTCTCTTTGCATTTATCAAACCAATGGTCTGTGGTTTCCGGGTGCTCTATGTGCTTTAACTTTCTGTCTGTCGGTGTTTTTGTTTTTCCTTTCGGACTAAACCATCCTGTTATGTTGCCGTCAGCGTCTTTTATGGGGATGTTCGGCGAATACACCACTCCCATGTATTGATAGTGAGCATATGGCGTGTTATACTCTATCCAATCACCATCTACCCCGTCCGGGTAACTCTGGCTGTTTCTCAATGCGCCCTGTCTAACAGGTATGAGCGGCTCACAGTCCGCTACAATTTGCATATTCAGTTTTATGTGCGCCCGCCGCAGCGCCTCCTCCGTCCGCGCCGTGTCAAGATGTATCTCAACGTCCCCGACTTTCCTGTCTATCTTCATTCCGTCTCTCCCAGCACTCACACACAAAGTCCGCATCGGTGAAATCTGCCCGCTGGTCACTGCTCGGGTTAGAGCAAACCGCGGTAAAATCATCGTGCCATTTGCATGTTCTGCACCGCGCTTTTTTGTCGCAATTTAAAATCTGTCTTAACATTTCCCGCACAAACGGGGACATGTACGGCTTCTCCACTTGCTATTCCTCCCCGAATAACCCGCCGCCTGTCTCGGCTTTGGTCTCTGCCCTTGCCTCTGCCAGTATCGCGGCTGCCTCTTCCTCTGTATGTCCCATGTATTTCACCAAAAAGTATTTCTTCGAGTAGTACCCGTTCTGCGTCAGCTGGTACGCGAACTGCGCATCCTCTTGTGCATTGGCTGTGATATCTTCCAGCGATGAATATGTTTTTGGCAGCTCAATGTTTAATAGCTGGAAGTCCTCAACATTTTCATCGTTATTCAGAATCGCCGCCGCCTCAATGATGTATACCAGATCGTGGATGAATCCCACGCGCCCATCACCATTTGAGTTCGGTCTGTCCAGCAGGTTGCGGTATGACTTGACTGTGTTCACCGTGCGCTGCTCTGCCGCCTCTACTGCCGTGGCTGTCTGTACATTGATCGCGTTTCCATCAAAACTGAAATAATTGGAATCAAAGCCGCATTTGTAACTGATAATTGACAAAAGGAAATTGATGTTTGCTTTCCGCGCCTCCGCTTGCAGTTGTGGTGTCCACTGCTGAATCGCGCTGTCCGCGTCTATGCCCATCTCAAGCCCTTGCAGATACCGGGGCAGCTTAATGCCCTGGTGTGTGGCGTACTCAATCGCATTTTGCGATACAAACATAACCGGCTTGCTGTCCTCTACCTCAATGCCCATGTTCGACATAGCTTCATCCAGCCAGCGCAGTTCCTCGATGCACTCTCCAAATACAGACACGCCCAGCGGGCTGTCGGTGTCCACGGTGTTACTGTATGGGGTTCTCAGGTATGTAAACAGAGGCTTTTGCAGGTTCTCAATCGGCTTGACCTCCGGCACGATATCCGCCCACTTGGTTTTTTTCAGGTCAATCTGCCGCCCCAGCTCATCCTCGCTGTCAGATACAAAAGCCCGGTTAGATATCTTATACCATCTGACAGGCTCCATCTCCCCGGTCTCTTCGTTCTTCGTCCGGGCATTCTCAAATCTATGCCACTCAGCACGCTTGTAATACTTTTCACCCTCTTTGTAAAAGTCCCAAAAGATGCATCCTGTGACAGTCCCGTCACTCTCATAGTCGGTGATTTCAAATCTGTCCGGTCTCGGGTACTCTATCCCGCTCCCGTTCCATTTAGCCATCACGCCGCCTATGCGTATCACATCTTCGATGGTCTCCTGCGCTTTTGCCAAAAAATCCCGGTCTACAATCTGCTGTATCTCACCCACGCGCACGCTGTCCATTGTCCCGGATGCTATCTGTACATTGATATTCTGCGTCACCAGACTGGCAAGCTCCCGCGCTATGGTGTTGCTAAACTGCACAGTCTTTACATCTTCGTTCACCCACGGGGGTTTTAGCCCATCACTGCCCTCCAGCTGCTTCCAGAGGTCGATAGCATCCATCATATAGCTTGACAGATATGTTCTGGTGTCAAATGCCTGCTCTGTATTATTCCGATTAAACAGCATTCCGATTTTCTCCCTTATCCAGCCTATAACGCCCATCTTTATTTCCTATCTTTGTTGATAATTTCATAAATGACATCATCGTGATATTTCCCATATTTGTCTTTAACGGCATCTTTTAAAATGTGCTTGTTCCCATTGTGCATTTTCAAAAACCTATCATAGCTCCGTTCAACAGGATTTCCACCGACCATTCTCCATTCAATTCGATGCAATTTGTATTCAAACAGTAGTTTGCTCATTTCATCGTATAAGTCTTTGCCTATAATCACGTTCCCTTTCTCAAACGATATAAGCCCGAATTGTGATGCACATGACGAATACCAGTTAACATAATAATCTAAATATCCTATCAAATTTTCATTTGAATCGACTATAGCATATTGAAATATTCCATTTGCCGGCTCCTCTTTGATATCCGGCATCCAGTTATCAAGTCCGCCCGTCTCATACATCATGTCATCGGTATAATAGCGGGTCTTAAACTTTTCTATGATTTCAAATTTCCTTGTAATCGCCGGAACTAACATTCGAACCACCTCTTAATCTTATTTAAAACGCCCATTTCACGCTCCTTTATGATAGCGCAGATGGCGGGACTTGAACCCGCAAGCCGAAAACGACCGACAGAGTAGCAATCTGCTCCAATACCTTTATGGGACATCTGCATGTGCATTTCCGCGTGAGATGTGTGCTCACTATTACGCCAGCCCAGCCAGCCACTCACGCGGCATTCTTTTTTTGTTTGGCGGGGATATCTGCCACCTACCGCCTAGACAGGTGCGACCTGCCATCGTAGGGCGCGGTGGAATCGAACCGCCGACCTAAAGTTTATAAGACTTTTGCGCTACCACTGCGCCAGCACCCATTATGCGCACGTGCGTTTAAATCGCGCGCGTGCGTTTCTCGCGTGTTTCCCGGCACCCACGCAAGGGGTAACCGGGCAAAATGCCGCGCCTGCCTAGGATTCGCCGCCAGACATGGCAACGTGGCGCAGCGTTATTAAAATCGAACACTCTGTTCGATTGCACACTAAACCGCATATAAATATACAGCGCGTGCTCGCCAGCTTATATGTAGCCAGCTAAACCCCACGGCGCTTTTGGCGCGCCTTGACAGCTCTTGCTATGGGGCGGAGGTAAAATGTATGTCAAATATAAGTAGCTCTCATTATGCCTGCGTCATATTCCGCATAAATAGCGGTGACAGGCTGTATCTCAAAGCGTCTATGCAGTGGTTATTCTCGTCCGGGTATCCGCTTATCACTTCGCCGTCTTTGTCTCGCTCATACTCATACTCTGTGATCTCTTTAAATGCGTGTGGCGTGCGCTTTTGATCTATCACGATCGTTCGCCCTTGCAACCATTTCATTCCGTATTCCACGCTCCCGGGCGGCTTATATGCTTTCTTGACATTATATATGCCAAGCTCTTTATAATCTGATATAGATTTCGGCTCCGCACTGTCGCACATCACGCCGTACTGGCAAGCCTTAATATCTTTCGCGTGATGTTCCAGTATCCACTCCGCAGTAGCTTTGTTCTTAGTCTTGTGACAGCAATGTTCGTCTACGATATATATCTTTTCGCTTTTTTTATTGTAATAGCACAGTACAAAAGCGTAATAGTCCGGGAACCACCCCCAGTCCACGCCAGCATACAGTCTATCCATGTCCGCTATTTCTTCATCGGCGATCTCCCGCAGCTCCAAAAACTCAAATACCATGCCGCCGTTGCCGTTTGCCACGCCGCCATATTCGTGCTCATATGCGTTTGGGTTCACTTCTTTGAGATGTTCAGCCTCTTCCAAAAATGGCGCACCCAGCCACCCAGCGGGTACGTCCTTATATGTGCTGTGGTGTATCAGCCTATTCTCTTTTGGCACCAGCACATACTTATTCGCCCAGTTGCTGCTTGTCTTTGGGGGGTTAAAGCTCTCAAACATATACGCGATTTCGCCGCCGCGCAGTGCTGATTGCTCAATTTTTCGGATTTCTTCTTCGCCGGAAAATTGATCCAGCTCCTCAAACCACAAAGCTCCGATATATCCAAACTCTGGCGCGATTGATTTGATCTTGTCCGGGTCATCTGCGCCACGGAAGTATATCTTTTGTCCTGTGGCTTTTAGTGTGATCTCCAGCGGGCTTTTCTTCGCGTCAAATTCTTCGTCAATCTCCTGTTTCCCGATCGCCCACTTAATTTTGCTGTATACGCTGTCCTTGATTGTGTTCCCAACTTTTCGACAGACTACTGCATGTATATCGTGGTTATTTTTCAGCAGCTCCAAAATAATCATTGCCACTGTCGAGGATTTCGTGGATCCGCGCCCGCCTTTAAATACATACTCCAAATGTCCCCGGCTGCGAATATCTCTGATCACCGGGTGGAATGTGTCCGGTATATCGTCCAGGTCTACATGATAAGTTCTTGATTTTCGCGCAAGCTCCGCAGCCTGTCGCTTTTCCTCTTC